AGGCTATCGACCTCGGATTGGTACTTTTTGAATTCTTCCGCGAGCGCGTCGTACGCGGCTTTTTCGGCGTCGATGCGCGCCTGGTTGGCTTTCATCGACTCGGTGGCCTGCTCCGTTTCCCGCTTGCTAGCGTCCGTGGCTTCCTGAATGGACAGCGTGATCCCCTTGAACCCCTCCACGACGGGTTTCTGCGCCGGCGGAATCGCGGCGAGCGCGCGCTTGAGCCCGGTCGGATCGTCCGTGTCGCCCTTCATCTGGTCGAGTTGTTTCTGGAAATCCTCCTGCGGCTTTGCCAGAAACGCGAGCGCCGCGGCCGCGAACGTCTGCATGTCCGTTTTCGCCTGGTTCCATTTCAGGTTCATGGATGCCACGCTCGCCGTGACGTCGTCGGCCATCACGCGCGCGCCCTTCCCGATCGCGGCCATGTCGCCGATCATCGACGGGTGAATGTCCTTCCAGTTCTTGTGGAAAATCGCTTCCTCGGCGGCGGCCTGGGCGAACGGATCCTTGATGCTGCGCACGCCTTCGCTCAGCGCGACCATGCGCTCGTACGGATCGAGCTTCCGAAAGTCGTCGATGTTGATATTGAAGCGCCGCAGCGCGCCGGCCACGCCAGACGTATCGCTCGCGCCGAGTTCCGCGGTGAGCGTCTGCGACGCGCTGACCATGGCCGACATCGATCCGCTCGTCTCGGCGGCGATCGCTTGCAGCCGCTGCACTTGCTCGGCGGTCATGCCGGTCTTCGTCGCGAGCTTTTCGATATCGTCGGCGGCCTGCAGCACCTGGAAGCCGAACTGCACGATCTGCTGGACGCTGAACGCGCCGGCGATCATGCCGCCGATCTGTTGCACCGAGCGGCCCATCGCCGCCATGCTGGCCGTGACGCTCGAGGTTTCCTTGGTGGTTTCGCGCAGCGTCGCCGGCGCCGTGGTGCCCATCTGGTCGAGCGCCTTCCCGGTGTCGCCGCTCTGTTTGATCAGCCCGTCGAGCGCCGTATTCGCTTCTTTCACGCCTTCGTTGAAGGCGGAAAAATCGGCTTCGAAATGGCCGGTAATGGGCATCGGTGTTAGTCCTGCGGCGTGCTCAGGAGTTCCACGAGCAGCGTGTAGTCATCGGGATCTAACTCCCGGATCCAGTCGACGCGCCAACCGCAGCGGACGGCGAGCGCGAGATCGGATCGGCGCTCGTCGACCCACTCTGAAGTTTTTTTTCCTCGAGTCGCGCCGCGACGCTCGCCGCTTCGTGCGCGTCGATCGCGTCCTTGATTTCGAAGAAGTCGTCGGGATCGAGGTTGTCGAGCAGCGCGACGCGCTGCGCCAGGTCGAGCCCCCGGATCGGCGCGTCGTCGCCGGCCAGGTTCCAGTCGACGAGGTACGCGGCGACCTTCGCGATCCCGATCAGGTGCGGATCCGGGATCCGGCTCACGGTGCCGTCGTCCTGTTCCACGAGCGCCGAGCACGCGCGGTACGATTCGCGCTGTTCGCCGATGTTCAGGCGGCGCCGCACGACGAGCGTATCGCCGTTGCCGAGCGTCAGGATCGCGGTCTGTGGTGACACGAAACGGGATCGGCTCATATCAGGATTCCGGCGGTCCCAGGACCGCGCTCAACGTCGTCGGCGCCAGCGTGACGGACACGACCGGCCAGCAGAAATAGCCGCCCTTCCGCGCGGCCGTGAATTTGAGATCGCGCTGGCGGAGTTGGAAGGCATCGGCGCGCGCGATGACGGCCGACAGCGTCCAGTGGCCTTTCGGCGTGCGGCGAATCGTCCAGGACCGGCAGACGGCCGCGGTGTGGTACCCCCACACGACGGTCGCCTCGAGCCCGGAGAGTGTGACGTCGCCCTGAAACATCGATCAGGCGGGTCCGGCGACCCACGCGGTGCCGCTCCAGTGCGCCTTGCTGCCGTCGCCCAGGAGGATGTACTGGCCGACGGTCCACGCGGTCGCCGGCGTCGCCGTAACGCCCGTGCACGCGGCCAGGTTCGCCGGTGGCATCGCGCCGGCCGGCGTGAATGAGCCGAGCCCGGTACCCGGCCCGGCGCCCGTGGCGACCGTTTCGCCAGGAACCGCCCAGTCACCCGATGCCTTGAACGTGCCGGTCACCTTCGGCGCGGCCATCGAGCAATCGATCGACGCATCCATGTACGCCGGGCCCTTCCAGATGTAGCTCGGCTCGGTCGTGTTCGGCATCAATTCGAGCGTGCCCGGCGTCGGCGACATCGCCGCCTTGAACAGCGCGAGCTCGGCCGAGTTCCAGAACCCGCCGAAGGTGCCGCCGATGTCCATCAGCCCCGGCACGTACACGCGGTTCGCGTCGCCGAAGCACGAGACGTCCTCGTAATCGGTTTTGAAATCACCCTTCCAGGTGTTGATCGAAATGATCTGGACCGTCGCCGAGCCCCCCGCCGGATCCCAGCTCACTTTCCCGTAGCGGCCGCTCTTGATCGACATTGTGTATCTCCCTTATCGCAACAATCGGATCGGGCCAGGACGCCATGACGCGGTAGTACCCGCCGTAGTGGTACCAGCGCAGGGACGCATCCACGGGATCGGGTACGGTGTCCCAGGGTTCCCGCTGTTCCCGGGCACTGCTAATCGCGGCGTAATCGGGCGCGGTCAGGATCGCCCCGTCGAGCAGTTCGGCGATGCGCTGCGCGGCGGCCTGCGTGTTCGCGAGCGTCGTCGTGCGCGACAGCCCGTTGGCTTTGACGAAGTACAAAATGTCTTCGTAGCCCTGTTGCCCGAACACGCCGACATCGGTCGAGTCGAACACGCCGACGAGCACAAAGCGCGTCAGCCCGGGCGCGGCCACGTTCAGGTACACGCCGTCGGGCATCAGGCTCGCGAGCGTGGCGTCGGCCTGCAGCACGGCGAGGATCGCCTTGTCGATGTTCCCGCTGTTCGGCCTACTCATTGACGGTGACCGTTTCGGCGCCGGTTTTGACGACCTCGACGAGCTCCGCGGTGAGCGCGCGCCGCTGCCGCTGCATCGTCGGGACAAAGTTCTTCCCGGGTGTATGCACGCCGGCGGTCGTATTGCCGCCCGACTCCCAGACGCGCGCGTAGATCACGTCATTCCAGACGCGCCATTTCGGATGCATGGCGTCGGTCGTCACGTCGGCGCGTTGCAGCCCGTCGCGGAGATGGCCGGTGATGACGGTGTAGCCGGCGCGGATCGTCTCGTAGGCGGCCTCGGCGGCGCGTTCGACCTGTTGCGCCGCTTCGCCGGCGGCCTGCTGCGGCCACGCGGTGAGCTCCGCCTGGTATTCGTCCATCCCCGTCCAGGTGACGCTCACTTGACGACCTCGGCGCAGACCAGGTCCGTTTCGATGTCGCGCTCGTCGCGGTTCGCGACATACACGACGTTGAGCGTCCGGTTGTCGAACGTGAGCCGCGCCTGTGTCGTGATGCCCGGGTGATAGCGGCCCTTCACGACGTGCGTCGCCTGCGCGAGTACCGAGCCGGCGCCGAGCGCCTCGAGATCGCGCGCCGTCACCGGTGCGATCGAGCACGCCCACACCGTCGGGTCCAGCGGCGTCCAGCTCTCCGTATAGCCGCCGTCGGCGTCCGGCGTCACCGGCCCGGGCTCCTCGAGCACGACGAGATGGCGGAAGCTGCCGATCCCCGCCATGATCACGCGACCGTCGGGTCACGGTAATAGGCCAGCAGGCGGCCCAGCGCCGCCCACACCTCGGCATCGGTCGTGGCCCTGGGCTCGTCCTCGATCACCGTGAACCGGTTTTCGTAGTAGTGCGCCGTCAGCACTTTGATCGCGTGCGCGATGGTTTTCGGAACCGTCGTATCGGTCCACGTCGCATCGGCGGCGGCGGCGAGGGACGCCAGAATCGCGTCCTGGGCCGAAGCGCTGATCGCGGTCACGTCGGCGTCGTGCGCGGTGTCGGTGATCCGCAGGTGCGCCTTCATGTCGGCGAGGACCACGAGCGGTGCGGCGATCGAGACGCGGCCGGGAAAGGCAAGCGGCACCATCACTGCCCCGCCAGTGCGGCGACGGCCGCGGCGACTTGTTCCTCGGTCGGTCCCGCCGCCGGCGGTGTTGGCGGCGCGGCGGCTGGGGCAGGCGGCGGCGTGGCAAAGGGCGCCGCTGCATCGCGTTCCGCCAGCGCCGCCAAGCTAAACATCTGCTGCTGCAGGTACGGCGTATCGCCGCCCTCGACCGGGCCGAGCCCGTAGAATTTGCGCCGCGCCTCGTTCACGGTGAGCGCGCCGCCGGCAATGCCGTCCTTGGCCGCGGCCGTGCGCGTGGCCTGATCCATCCAGATCAACGCGTCCAGGTCGAATTCGGTCCCGTAGGACGCCGGGAGCTCGAGCCCCTCATCGAGCACGCGCTCGATCGACACCAGGTGCACCTGCAGGCACTGCGCGTGGTACTGGAGTTGTGTCGCTTCGCTGTTGGCGTACGGCGGTTGCTTCGTCGAGTCGACGTAGCTGACCGGTACGCCGAAACAGCCGGCGATCGTCGCGACGGTCGCGTCGCGCTGTTCGGTCAGCTGCGAGTCGACGGCGTTCGCGTCGATCGTCTCGTATTTCATGCCGTAGCCGACGATCGCGGTATCGCCGGCGCCCAGCGCTTTCCATTGCTCCTTGAGGCGCGCCGCGGTATCCGGCGAGATTTCCGTCGGCGCGACCAGCATCCCGGTCGGCCGGCCGCCCTGGCTAAAGAATTTGCTACTGGCCGCCTGGATCGCGTTCGCGCCGCTCGCCGCGCCGCCGCACGCATAGAGCGGC